TTTATTGATATGGTCAGTCTTTAGTGACGACCCAAACATACAGCAAAAGCTAGATGTGTTTTTTGACAAGTTTAGTAATTTGCCTTTTTGGTACCAGAGTCTATTTATCGGCGTGGTGGCCTCGATATACGGACTTAAGGGCGCAGACATATTTAAGAAGAAATGAAGTTTCACGAATATTGGGACAGTGAGAATAAACTATTAGAGCTTTCATATAAAGAATCTATTAGACAAAGGGAGGAAAGAAGATGCAAGAACAAGACAAGTGTGCCTGTCACACAAAAGAAAAACGATTATCGGGGGAATGTTGTAAACAAGAAAAGCCTAACGCTTTAGATGAGTTTTGGGCTAGTTTAGGAGACTACCACAAATGCAAGAAACCGATCCAATAAATGTAATTTTTAAAATACAAAAGTATATTAAAGAGGACATAGAAAACAATATCTCTATATTAGTTAGTGGTGTTGACAATATGGACACTTATAAGTATATTACTGCAACGATTCATACTAATGATCGAATTTTACAGGAAATCTCTAACCTGCTTAACCCAAAGGAGCCAAATAACGATGACAAAGTCACACGCCTTAGAAGAGAAATATAAAGAAGAAGCTGTACAAGCTAAAGAAGAAACTCAAGAAACAAACCTAGAAAAATTACCTACACCTACTGGTTGGCGTTTATTAGTTATGCCGTTTGCAGTTAAAGAAGAAACTAAGGGTGGTATTATTATAGCACAGGAAACATTAGACCGCGCACGCGTAGCAACGCAAGTTGGTTATGTATTAAAAATGGGTGATCTTTGTTATCAAGACAAAGACCGATATCCAACAGGTCCATGGTGTAAAGAAAAAGATTGGGTGGTGTTTGCACGATATGCAGGCTCACGTATGGAGATTGATGGTGGTGAGATAAGAATGTTAAACGATGATGAGGTGCTAGGGACCATAGAAAGTCCTGAAGATCTTATTCACGCAATGTAAACCATAGGAGGAACTATGCAAGACGAAGAAAAAATAATCGACGTTGGCGAGGCCAATGAAGAGGAAACAACAATTGATTTAGATGCACCTGCAACTGAACCAGTTAAAGAAGAAATACAAGTAGAGGAAGCACCTGCAGATGAAAAACCAAGTGAAGTAAAAACTGAAAAAGAAGAACTTGGCGAATACTCAGAAGGCGTACAAAAAAGAATAGCTAAGCTAACACGTAAAATGCGTGAAGCTGAAAGACAAAAAGAAGAAGCTATTCAATACGCAAAAAGTGTTTCTGATGATGCTAATAAATTAAAAACTAGATTTAGAAATTTAGATAATAATTTTGCTAAAGAGTTTGAACAACGTGTAACAGGTAGCACAGAATCTGCTAAACAAAGATTAGCTTCTGCAATTGCTGCTGGTGACGTTGAAGCACAAGTCGAAGCACAATCAGAAATAGCTAATCTAGCTATGGAAAATAGCAGACTAAAACGTATCAAACAAGAGCAAGAGTATCGAGCTAACGCTCCAGAACCGGTGCAAACACCACAACAAAGCACACCACAACCAGCGGCACCCGATCCACAAGCAGACGCTTGGGCATCAAAAAACCCTTGGTTTGGCACCGATAATGCGATGACTTACACGGCTTTTGATATACATAAAAAATTAGTAGAAGACGAAGGCTTTGATCCAAATACGACAGAATATTATTCTGAAGTAGATAAACGAATAAGACTTGAATTTCCGCACAAATTTGATAGTGTAGAGACTTCTACTGAGCAACCTGCTCAAAATGTAGCAAGTGCCAAACGTCCGGCAACTAAAGGACGCAGAAAAACTGTGAGACTCACACCATCACAGGTAGCAATTTCTAAAAGATTAGGTGTGCCACTAGAAGAATATGCGAAACAATTAGCCGCGAAGGAGGTATAAGCATATGAAGAAAAAAGTAACAAATAAAACTTCCCGCGTGAGCGAAACTAGGGTTAAACAAGAACAACCTAAAGTTTGGACTCCACCCTCATCTCTAGATTCACCGCCTGCGCCAGACGGTTATCGACACAGATGGATAAGAACTGAATCAATGGGTTTCGATGATACTCAAAACGTTTCAGGTAAAATGCGTTCCGGATGGGAATTTGTAAGAGCAGATGAATATCCGAATGAAAATTATCCAAGTGTTCAAGACGGCAAATACGCAGGAATGATTGGAGTTGGCGGCCTTGTGCTGGCAAGGATACCTGAAGAAATCGCAAAGTCGCGTGAAGCGTACTTTAATAAAGTGACTGCTGACAGATCGGAAGCAGTTGATAACGATTTAATGAAGGAACAGCACCCAAGTATGCCGATTAATAATGATCGACAGACTCGTGTAACTTTTGGTGGTTCGAAAAACTAAAATCTTTTAGATATTTCTACCCATCATTTTAATCAATCAACCCTTTAAGGAGGAAAACAATATGGCTAATCAAGATGCCGCATTTGGTTTCAGAGCAATGGGAAAACTGGGTAGCAATGTTAACAACATGGCTACAAGTGAATATGTTATAGCTGACAACGCTAACCTTGATTTATTTCAAGGTATGATTGTTGGATCTGGTAGTGGTGTTATCACTGCTGGTACAGCTACAAGCACTAAGAATCTTGGTGTTTTAAATGGTGTGTTCATTTCCAAAGACCCGTCAACTGGAAAACCAACTTTTAAAAATCAGTACTCACAAACTAATGTAGCTACTGGTGAAACAATAACTGCGTTCGTTTACGACAATCCTAATACTCTGTTTGAAGTGCAAGCCGGAGGAACCCTAGCACAAGCAGCACAAGGTAACAACATCGATTCAATTTTAGGATCTGGTGATACTGTTACTGGTAGAGCTAAATCTACTACTGCTTCGTCTGTTACTGGTTCTGGTGCTACTGCACAATTCAGAATTATTAAGCCGTCAGCGGACCCACAAAACAATGACATTGCTAGTGCGAATTGTAATTATGTCGTTAAATTTAACGAGCATCTTTACCTTACGACTACTGGTGGTGACGCATAATAGCAGGAGGAATATATGGCTATATCAAGAGGACAACTAGCAAAAGAGCTAGAGCCAGGTCTGAATGCATTATTCGGACTTGAGTACAAAAACTACGAAAATCAACACGCGGAGATTTTCGACAAAGAATCAAGTGACAGAGCTTTTGAAGAAGAAGTAATGTTGTCTGGTTTTGGAAACGCTGCAGTTAAGCAAGAAGGATCTGCTGTCGGTTATGACGATGCGCAAGAAACTTTCACTTCACGTTACACTCACGAGACAGTAGCTCTCGCTTTTTCTATTACAGAGGAAGCTATTGAGGATAACTTGTATGATAGTATCGGCTCACGTTATACTAAGGCATTAGCAAGATCTATGGCTACAACTAAGCAAGTTAAAGGTGCAAATGTGCTAAACAATGGATTTAGTTCTTCGTTCCCAGGCGGTGATGGTAAGGAGCTTTTTGCTACTGACCACCCAACTTTGAGCGGAACTGTTTCTAATGAATTATCAACATCTGCTGACCTTAACGAAACATCTTTAGAGCAAGCATTAATTGATATTGCTGCTTTTACTGATGAGAGAGGCTTAAAAATTGCTGCAAGAGGAGTAAAAATGATTATTCCTTCTGCTCTACAATTTACAGCTGAAAGACTAATGAAGTCTACTCAAAGAGTTGGTACTGCAGATAACGATATCAATGCGATCGGATCAATGGGGATGATTCCTCAGGGTTATGTAGTTAATAACTACCTAACTGATACTGACGCGTTCTTTATCAAAACTGATGTTCCTAATGGAATGAAGTACTTTGAAAGAGCAGCACTAAAAACTGCTATGGAAGGTGACTTCGACACTGGTAACATGAGATATAAAGCTAGAGAAAGATACAGCTTCGGCTTTTCTGACTTTAGAGGTATCTATGGATCTCCAGGTGCTTAATCACTAGATTAAGACTACGATATTAAGGGGCCTTCGGGCCCCTTTTTATTTGCACATTCATATTTAAAAGCGTATAATCTACGCACTGCATATTTAATTTAGTTAGTATAGACTCGTGCAGTAGACATTCTCAGGACTATATTAACGGAAACGGAGACAACATTATGGCAACAACAACTTTTAACGGTCCGGTTAGATCGGAAAAAGGCTTTCAAGTAGCAATTAAAAATACAACTACTGGAGCTATTACAACTAGACAAAGTTCAGGTATGCCTGACCTAACTGGTTTATCAATTTCAGACGTAGCAACAGCAACTAGTTTAACACTAGCAGCTGACACTATTTCAGTGGTAAACTACACAGGTGCAGCAGCTGCAACTTGTACATTACCAGCGGCAACTCAAGGTTCAATCGTAATCTATTGCCAATCAAAAGACACAACTGGCGGAACAGCTACACTAGTTTTTGATGCAGCAGGTTCTGACGTTTGGGCAACTGGTTCAGTAATTGAATCAAGAGCTTCAAGTGAAGTAACTTTTGATACTTCTGCAGCAGGTGAAACTAAATTAACTTTTACACCAGCTAACGCAGCAACTAATTTGTTAACCACTGGTGGACAAATTGCTTTCATTTGTTATGAAAAAGGCACGTGGCATATTGCGACAAAACTAGCAGCTGAGACTACTCAAACTACTGGTGCATTTGTTTTTGCAGCGTAATAAAATAAATAATGTGGGCCTTCGGGCCCACAGTTTCTTAATTAAGGAGGGAAACACATGGCAGATACAGTAACAGGACCAGAGGTCTTACAAGAAAATGAAAAAAGAGTTGCGCTCAAAATAGTTATAGAGTCAGACGGCTCAGGCAGCACAACAGTGTTTTATGATGCTTCAGCACGAACAGTAGGAGGAGCTGCTACACGAGGAGCCTTACAAAGAGTTTGGTTTTGTTGTGATACCGGAGACGGTGGAGATTCTTTTGCTCGTTTAGATTTTGAAGATTCAGATGGTGACAGACCATTATTAGGTTTAACAGGCACAGGATATTGGGATTTTAGAGAGTTTGGTGGATTACCACCAAGCACCGACGCTAACACCAATGGTGATATTAACGTAGTTATACCTGGTGAGGCTAACGACGGTAATATGTATACAATCATAGCAGAGTTTATTAAAACTGGTTCAGTATAAAAAGGAGTAGCGTATGGCCACTTCCGGCACTAATGTTTTTGAAAACACTTTTTACATTGATGAAATGTTTCAAGAAGCCTATGAACGTGTAGGTGTAGTAGAAATTACAGGTTATCATCTAACATCAGCTAGACGTTCTTTAAACATTATGTTGCAAGAATGGGCTAATAGAGGTTTACACTATTGGGAAATAGGCGAAACTAATATTGATTTAGTTGAAGGCCAAGCAGAGTATAAATTTTTTAGAGCAACAACTGATGGCACAAGTGCTACTACAGTTGCTCCTGCTGACGTTTATGGTATCGAAGATATTTTAGAAGTTACTTATAGAACAGACAGAACACAAACTACACAATCTGATTCAGCAATGAATAAAATTGATCGTTCTACCTATTCTGCTTTAGCTAATAAACTATCTAAAGGAACACCAAATCAATATTATGTGCGTAGATTTTCTGATCATACAAGTATAACTTTTTATCCAACACCTGATTCTACAGCAGCATCAAGAGATGCACATATATATTTTGTTAAAAGAATACAAGATGCTGGTGCTTATACCAACACAGTAGATGTACCTTATCGTTTTGTACCTTGCATGGTATCCGGATTATCGTATTATCTATCACAAAAGTATAACCCACAGTTAGTGCAACAAACAAAAATGTTATATGAAGATGAATTAAACCGAGCGTTAACAGAAGATGGTTCTTCTACTAGCACTTATATAACCCCGAAAGCTTATTATCCAAATGTCTAATTTTGCAAAAGGTAAACACGCATTAGCTATTTCTGATAGAAGTGGAATGCAATTTCCTTACAAAGAAATGCGTAAAGAATGGAATGGTGCTTTTGTACATTCTTCTGAATTTGAACCTAAACACCCACAGCTACAACCACGCGCTAGGATAAATGATCCACAAGGTTTACAAAACGCAAGACCAGCAAGAACAGAAAACGCTACTTTACGATTATTAAAATTAAATCCTTTCGAAACTAGAGTTGCAAGTTCTGGAGATATAAATGTTTTTGAACCAGGACACAATAGAACAGCAGGAGACACAGTTAGGTTTTACGGATCAGCAACAACAGCACTTGGTGATGGCACCATTAGAAGCTATGGCGTACCATTAAGTTTTGATGGTGTTACTGGTGCTAATCTTGGTCGCGCTGCAGGCTACACTATTACTTTAGGTAGAAAAGATTCTAGCGGTAATATAGATGCTAGCACCACAACAGACTTTTATCATTTTACAGTTGCAACAAACACTGCTACAACTGGAGGTATTAATGGTGGGGGCGATTTTGTATCGTCTGGTCCCGTAACATTGGTAAGTTAGGATTATTATGGCATTCACTTTAGCAACATTAAGAACAGCAATTAGAAATTACACAGAAGTAGGTAGCACAGTTTTAAGTGACACTATTCTTGATACAATTATAATTAACGCTGAAGCAAGAGTTTTTAGAACAGTAGATGCTGATGCTAACAAGTTTTATGCAAATTCAGAAACAGTTATTGGTATTAGATATATAACCGTGCCTACCGGCACAAGGATTATTAGGTCAGTGCAAATTACTAACCCAACCACTTCAGACCAAATATATTTAAAACAAGTAGATCAATCATTTTTAGCAGAATATCATCCAGATTATGACAATGCTAGTGATAGAGGTATACCAAAATATTACGCGCATTGGGACGAGGACAATTGGGTAGTAGCACCAACACCAGATGCAGCTTATGCCTTAACGATGGCTTATATCAAACATCCAACTACAATTACTACTTCGGAGTCTCAAACTACCGATTTATCTACATATGCTCCGGATTTATTATTATACGCATGTTTAGTAGAAACCTTTAAATACTTGAAAGGTCCTGAAAATATGCTACAACTATACGAAGCTTCTTATGCAGAGGCTATACAAACGTTTGCAGCCCAACAACAAGGTCGTAGACGCAGGGACGAATACAGAGATGGTGCACTACGTATCCCTATCCAATCACCATCACCATAAATTTATAAGGAGAAAACAATATGGCAAATGTAATACCAACATCTTTTAAAACAGAACTATTGTCTGGTACACACAATTTTGCATCAGGCGGAGATAGCTTTAAAATAGCTCTGTATACATCTAATCCATACAGTGCTTCATCTACAGCTTATTCTACTAGTAATGAAGTAAGTTCAAGTGGCACTAATTATTCTGCTGCCGGACAAACACTAGATAGTCAAGCAGTAGCGGCTACCAGTACTACTGGTCACGTTGATTTTGCTGATGAAACTTTTTCATCAGTAACACTAACAGCAGCTTTTGCAGCTATTTATAATGATGATAAAAGTGATAAACTTGTTTTAGTATTAGACTTTGGTGGAGATAAAACTGCAACTAACGGCGACTTCGTAGTGCAATTTCCAACAGCTAATGCTTCTGATGCTATTATTAGAATAGCATAAAGGATAAAATATGGCACTAGTTCTTAACGATAGAGTTAGAGAAACCACAACTACAACTGGCACAGGCGCCGTTGCGCTTGGTGGAGCTGTATCTGGTTTTGAAACTTTTGCAGCAGGTATTGGTAACAGTAATACTGTTTACTATGCAATAGTTCACAGATCAGCAGCTGAGTTTGAAGTTGGTCTTGGTACATTAGACGGCGATAGTTCTGATCTAACACGTACAACTGTTATCTCTAGTTCTAATAGTGATAGTGCTGTAAACTTTGCATCAGGCACAAAAGATGTATTTTGTACACTGCCTGCAAGCAAAGCTGTATTTGAAGACGCGGATAGTCACGTAACACTACCACACGATTTATTTATTCAAGGTGGTCTTATTGATCTTAAAAATGATGGTGGTGCTGTATCACAAATTAAATTTTATTGTGAGTCTAGTAATGCTCACGCACAAACACTTATTGGTGCACCTCACTCAGAGTCTGCATCTAACACTTTAACACTACCAAGCACCGGTGGTAATGCTAGATTAGTTTCAACAGCTTCAACTGCAACTCTTACAAACAAAACACTAACAACA